GTACCGGGCTGGGCCTGTCCGTCGTTTACGGCATTGTTAAAAAACATAATGGGTGGATCAATGTATATAGTGAAGCTGACCGGGGAACCATGTTTAAAATTTACCTGCCCGCGACCAAATCACATGCCTGGAGGATTAATGAAAAAACTTACAATTATTTTATTTAGCTTTATTTTTTTTAATACACCGTGTTTAGCGGATATAGACCTTCCATTTTCCACAACATATGACTGTGACGACTGGACCCAATCAGACGGGTTAACAGTATGGGCGGTAAATTGCGATGGACTCAGTGGCGCGGGCGGTTGGACTTGCACAGGCGGCGTAGAGGAGCAGATAACATCAGATGCTAACTACTCAGGTGGTCTTGGTGGTAAAGGCCAAAGACATTGGCTCGGGGACGGTAGTGGCGATGTGAATTCCGGCGGGATGGCTGTTACTTTCAACACAGGCCAAACCGAAATATGGGTGCGTTGGTATGCCCGTTTCCAAGAAGGGTTTGCATGGGATAATGGCGACGTTCCGTTAGGCTATAAAATGTTCTATCTTGGAATTGATGGAGCGAATACTCAGCCTTTTTACCTCCCATTATATTCTGATAATATATCTATATATACAGTTGGTGGGGATAATGTTACGCATGAAGGGTGCACAGATTGTGGGTGGGAAACTTTTGATTTAGATAATGGAGCTTGGAATTGTTTTGAATTACATATCAAAAGTGAAACGGTCGGGGATAATGACGGGATTATGGAAGTGTGGGTAAATGGGACGCAGGTTGTGGATTTAAGTGACGTATCCTACGGGTTAATAAGCACCGGTAAAACATTGACTGGTTTTTTGGTAGGTAGCAATGCTGAAGCCCCTGATAATGGTGGGTGCTACTATGTTGATTACGATGATATGGCAATTAACAATACGGGGTACATAGGCCCGGTAACACCTCAAACAGAATCCCCTGGAAACATAACCCCAGGGACATCAACAACATTTAAAACCGGAACAACAGGGACTTTAAATTAAACAATTAAATTAAATAAGGGAGACAAAATGACTAAATCAGAATTAACCAAATCAGAACAGAGAATATATATTATAAAAGAAACAGCATCCAAGTTTGAAGAAATTAATAAATCAGTAAAAGATTCTTTAGCTGCCATAAAAAAATATATTGATGTTATTGGTGAACCTGACACTCTTATAAATAAAGAACTTTATAAAGATGCAGATATCATAATTGATGCTATAAATAATTTTATAAAAAATATAGATGGATCAATTAAAATGTTAGACAAAGGCGCAGACAACGAATAATAAAAGATGATGGACTAAATTATGATAGAAGCTAAGGTTGGCAAAATAGAATTTGTAGCAGATTTGGAAAAATATGCTAAGTCAGTTAAAAGAACTTATATAACTGCACTCAAATGGACTGTCAAATGGCTTAGTGATGAAATTATAAAGAGATCACCACATGATAAAGGTAACTTCATAGCAAGTAATAGAATAAGTTTTAATTTTGTAGACAACTCTGTTTATACTGGCCCAAAAATGACTAAGGGCGCAGCTAAAGCAGCAGCAAAAAGACAGCAAGATAAAATAAAAAACTTAGACCAAAGCGTTCTTGATAATTTAACAACAATTTGGTTATCAAACAACGTACCATATGCACAAATGTTAGAATATGGGCTGTACCCATATCCAGGGCCAAAACTTATAGATGGTTATTCAAAGCAAGCACCAAAAGGCATATATAGGTTATCTGTTCAGGCCGCTGAAGATAGGCTGAAAGAGTTTATAAAGAAAGCAGAAATTAAAGAGGGAATTAGTTAATGGCAAATGATTTCTCAGAATATGTAGCGGTTACAGTTGAAACAAAATTTAGTTCTGCTTGGAAAGCATTACACCCTTCCTTTAGAATTATATGGGAGAATGGCAGAGATGCACCACCAAATGAAACAGAAACTTGTGTGGTATTTTCACTATTAGATAATGAGGATCTTAGAAAGGATCTTGGAACGTCTGTTCAAACTCATGAGTATACAGGAATAGTAAACATCAACATAATGGTTCCTATAGGGAGTGGAACTAGGAAATCAAGACAGTATGCTGATGAAATTGCTGTATTCTTTCGTGATGAGAACGAAGATAGTATAAGATACAGAAATATTAGATATGAGAAATTTGGAGAAATTGGTTCTCATTTCGTAAGCAATATTTCTATAGATTGTAAATATAGGAAGATGTACACAAGTTAATAGAGGTACGACTACAATATAACAGCTCGAAAAATGGCTGTTAACATATTTTCTATACTAAAGATAGTATAGGTTATTTTTAAAAGAAGGAGATAGCAAATGGCATTTGCAGATAGTAATAGAACCGGACTAAGTTACATTGTCGAGGTTGCATGGGACGCGATCCCAGCCACACCAACGTATATATATACTAGGTATACTGGTGAAAGTTTAAATTTTAATATTAGTAATGAGACAACTAAAGAAATTCGTAATGACTCTAATATCACTGATCTTATTCAGATTGGTGCTGAATCTGCTGGTGGATGGACATTTGAGTTCAGTTATGAAAATCCATCTGATGTTATTCTTGAAGGTGCGCTTAGAAGTGGCGCTTTCCCTACTGATTTAAGTAGTGCTATAGCTGCTGTCGCGACTATAGAAGTGACATCTGGAAATATTTATAATGCAAGCACAGGTACACCATTCGCAACAATTAATGTAGGCGATTGGATTAGAGTAAAAGGGTTTACAGATCCAGCAAATAACGGTTACAAACTTGTAACCGCTGTGACAAGTAACGTAAATATCACAGTCGCACAGACATTAGTTGTAGAGGCAGAGGGTGATTCTATTACGATGTACGGCACTTCAATACGTAATGGAACCACTGACAAAAGTTTTAGTATTATGAGACAGCATGATGATGTATCTGAGTTCTTTAATTGGTCAGGTATGACAATTAATAGCTTTGGTGTTGAAGTTGCCGCAAATGCTATTGCAACTGGCAGTGTAGACTTTATGGGTGGAACTGCTACTTCACAAGGGACTACATTTAGTACTAGTGGAACGCCTACTGCTGCCCCATCTAACGATGTTTATAGTTCAGTAAGTGATGTTGGGACTATCTATTTTGATGGAGTTGAATCTACATTGGAATTTATGAATCTTAGTTTTACAATTAATAATAACCTTCGTGGAAAACCTGCGATTGGTACACTTGGCAATATTGAAATTGGTAAGGGCTTCTTCGAAGTAACTGGAAGTTTTTCTACTTATTTTGAAAATAATGATCTATATACAAAGTTTGTAAATGCAACTGAGTTTTCATTACATTTTGGTTTGCATTCAGACGTAGATACACCAACGTCTTCTGATTCTTACATCTTTTCTTTTCCAAGATGTAAAATTGAAACTGACTCTGGGCCACAGGCAGGTTCACAGAATCAGGATCTTATGGAAGATGTTACATTTAGGGCAATCTTTAGTCCAGCTACGGCATCTAATTGTACGATGCTGATAACTAAGATACTAGCTGGCTAAATAAACTTTTTATAAGTGATCTGGTTGTTGCCTCTTCCAGCACTTATAGGATAAGAATGTGGGAGTACTCTCCCGACTCCCACATTCTCAACAAATAAAACGGGAGAAAAATAATTTAACGGGAGATTTATTATGGATTTAAAAAAAGAGTACGGCGTAGACAAAGCTTTAGAAACAGATGGTGTTTGGGTTCCTTTGGATGAAGATACTGACATTCTTATTGCAAGACTTGAGAATAAAAAGTATATGAATGAAATCGAAAGACTTTCTGCACCACATCGAAGAATACTTAATAGCAAAGCTGGGAGGCATACAGCTAAAAAAAGAGAACTTGCAAATAGTATCATGTGTAAAGTATTTGCAAAGACAGTTCTTTTGGATTGGAAGAATCTTCTTGTCGGTGGTGAAAAGATTGAATACAGTTACGAAGATTGTTTAAAAATGCTTACAGAGTATCCAGATTTTAAAGACGATGTTGCAAGAGAAGCTGAAAATATAAATAATTTTCTTGAAGAAGAAATTGAGGAAGTTAAAGAAAATTTAAGTTAAGCCTTGAGTTCAGTGGGCGTTACACACCAAAGCAGACCAAATGGTTTACAGATCTACAAAATGACAATCCAGATCCAGACTATGTGCATCCTGCATTGCGTAACGCTCCAGAACTATTACCACACTCATTAACATATTTTAACGCTTTTAATGAGTTAGTATGCTCAAGGCAGATAGGTATGGCGAGTGGGCCTATACCGTACAGTGAAATTATTTCATGGGTAAATGAGAATGAAAAGATTGGTGACATTAGAGACATGTATATAGATATGATACAATTTATAGATATCACAAGTTTGAATATAGATAGTGAGAAAAAGAAAACTGCGAAACCTAATAATAAAAGGTAGATAATGGCAAATTTAGAAGCTGGTATATCGAGTAAGGGCGCAACTCAAGGATCTAGGGAGTTTAAGAAAGCTGTTGATGCGATGGTTATGTCTGTTAATAAGCTTGATAAGTCTATGATGCAGCTTGAGAAAGGCATGAA